ATGATTTTCTTCCTCGGTTATTGGCCCACCACTAATCCATGCTTCACAAGTTCTCTTAGAAGCACACTTAAAATCAAATACTTCGCAGTAACCTAAGTCGCCAGCGTCAATGACTTCCCAAGCATCCATTTCCTCGCCATTGGACTCAAGACCTGATTCAATGCAAGCAAGCATTTTAGGGGTTTGGATAAAGGCAGCGCAGTTACCGCAACGAGACTTTTTAGCCTGTGCAGGTGATATTCTCCAAGCCTTAGAAATATCACGCCAGTAATCAGCGTTTGGCTCATTGGGATTCATTGGGCCATAGTTAGCTTTATCAATGGCTTTCTGGCGACACTCAAGATTGACTTCTACGTCACCTGTGGCAACTGGACACGCTTCGCCTTTTTTCTCTTGGCTTTGTATCTCAATCTCAATTTTTACGGATGGTTCTAGTAATCCACTCATGGCTATCCCTACGGAGTTTGTGCTATTTTCTCACAAAAAAAAGAGAGACGCAAATCTCTCTAAAGTCTCAATGGCAACTGAGTAACGCTATCCTAACATTTTTCTTAATGTTTCGTTTAAAACTGACATTTCATCTTGCTTATAAATTGCCCAATTACGTTTCTGACCATGCAAACCAAGAAAATTGTTTGTATGACAGTCCTTGCATAAAGGAATACATAAGTATTGGTTATGCTGAACAATATGGTGTGCATCGCTTGGAGGAGAAGCATTGCAGACCCCACAAGGCATTTCTTTAATCTTTGCCAAGTGGAGTCGTTCCCTGTTATTGGGTCTGTTGTTCATGCCAGCCCATCAATTTAGGAAATTCATCAAGTCTGTTTTGTTTCCTTAATGCTTGTTTTAAATGGCTTCCACAGTAATGAACTCCATCCAAATCATACCTACCTTCTATGTTGCATTGGAAGATTTTTCCTGACCATGTTGGAGGCTTGTAGGCTTGGCAAGCGTTTTTATCCAAAACTCCACTACCTTTGCAACATGAACAAATTAAGTTTTTTCTTAAATTACCCATTTTTCATATCCCTGACAAAAGAAGCAAAACTATGTGCTGTGTCACCAAAGGCTTTCATCTTGTCAAACTTTAAAGCCACTTCCTCAAGAACATGGTTTCTTTGAGATGGTGAAACGTAAGTATCAAAATGATAGGGCTGACCTTGGGCTTTTAGGATTTGCTTACCAAGGTTGCTTTGTTGCTCGACAACATTAAATGCTTCGTCTTCCTCTTTAGTCCAATCAGTCATGCTTGTCCCCTTGCTCGGATGGCTTCCTCTGCCAAACCAGTATCCATGTCACCTGACAAATACATTTCTTTACATAAATTTGCACACGCCTCACGCTCTTGTTGAGCAACTAAATAGGCAAAGCGTTCAAGCATCAATTGACACTTATCAACTTCGCCATCATAGAAGCCAACTTCTAGGGCTATGCGAATAACGTCTTCTCTAGTCATGTTCATAAGCCATGATTTTGGCATGGTCAGCTTCTGCGAGTAAGTGGCTGGTCAGTCTCATTGTGCCTTCCATCTCTAATTCTTTAAACTGTGCGTCAGTAAAGATACCCATGACGTTACGTCCTTCAAACCAGACTTCATCAATGTTCTCGTTGTAAGTTCCTTCTTCGTCTGTTTCGTATGTCATCACGACAGTAACGATTACAGAGCCTTCACCTGTTTGTGTGTCAAATTCGTATTTCATTTTGTATTCCTTAAAAGTACCCTTGCGAATTGCTTGGGCTAACGCAAGTATAGCAAACTAAACACAATATTTACTAGGTGTTTATACCTACTTACAGATTTATTCCTTTATTTGCTGACCAAGAGTAAAGCCACTCTACGAATTCGCTTGCTTGCTCTTTGGTGAAGTTACGAGTCTGAAACCCTAGCTGGACAATCCCTGTGCTATCAAGGTTAGGAATTACCTTCCCACCAGAGTCACCACAGTCACGCATAAACTGGTCAACCAACAAGCGTTTCCAATCATCTGCTGACCACTTAGCCCCTAAATGCTGTGCTTGCTTTGCAATGTCGTTAATCATTGCATGGTATTTTTCCTCTTGCTCACGAGTTTTGCTTTTCAGCTTTATCTCCATCGTTAGATGTTTGCCAGCGTCCAGAGCATTGGTTATCTTTTCCCAATTGTGGCGAATAATGGTTTTCGCCTGTTCTGTGCTTGTCAGGTTAAGAATCACGCTTAACTCCAATCATTCGTAATGCGCTCTCAGCGTCATTTACTCTGCACAAGGTACTACCTGACCAATTCTCAAAAAAGTCAGCTTGTAGCTTCGTTAAACGCTTTTTAGAGTCCGTTTTAATCTCCATCAGAAAGGTATGACCCTTATAGCCAACCAAAAGGTCAACTGGTAAGCCAATAATCCATACAAATGCGCCTGCTGCCCTGAGTGCAGAAACTATCTGGATTTGGTTTGCATCAACTCTGGCTGCGTGTCTCATTTCGTAACCTTGTCATTCTGTCCCTCAAAAGCAAAGTATCTGACTTTCCTCTGATTCGTTCCAAGTCCACGCACACACCCTGCCACCAGAGCAACGCTTTGGCAGAGCCAATCGTCAATTTCTTTTGGTTGTACCTGCGTAACCACTCTTGGGCTTCGCAGTTTTTGAAGTGTTCTAGTTCTTCTGGGTTCATTTATAGGCCATTGAAAATTGTTCATAATAAAATTAAAAAGTCGCTAGGGTCATAGCGGTAAACATTGATTACACGTTTGCTAGTTTGCTTCCAAGTATTTTTGTGTGAAATCCCCATTCTTTGTGCAATGCAAATCCAACCCATTGCTTTCCAGAAAATGTTTGATTCAAGGTCATCAGCACACCCTGCGCTAAAAGCCATAGTGCCTTGTGTCTTACCATAGTCAACGACAGTATCTAAAAGCAATCTGCCACGCAACAACTTCCTTGCATCTGTCTGTAAACAAATCTGAGCAATCTTTCCTTTTTTGCTAATAGCGTTTGGTATGCCAAAACTTGCTAAACAGAAACCAACTAAGTCACCATTGCAAAGAATTACAAATAGCTTGTCATTGCAAACATTACTCCATCTGTCTCCAGTTTTGATTCCTGTGATTGCAGCTTCGTATGCCATCTTTGGAATAAATCCTAAACTGACACTTTCCTTTTTTGACAAGGAAATGATGTAAGGCATATCTTCAAGTTTGGCAAATCTGACATTGCCTAAATCATCAGCTACTTCAACAGTTTTTAATTCGTAGTGGCTCATACAAATAAAAGTTGTTGGGTTTTTACAGAAGTTCCTGAGTCATATCTTGTTGTTTCGCCTTTTGGATAAGGTTGGATTTCGTATTTCAATAAATCAGTAAATTTTTTCTTCTGAAATTTGTTTCCGCATATAAAAATATATCTATGCTTTTGGCTTCGTTCAGAATAATAAAAATCATCTTTAAACTTTTCCTTCAGAAGTTCTAATGTCATACCTTGAGCCAAATGTCTATTGTGTTTATGCTCTTGACCTTTGATGTTCCAATTTGTTCTTTTAACGCTTAAACCTAAGTAAATAAAATTACACGCTTGATAAACATAACCGACATGACCCTGACCTGTATCAGCGTAAGAAATTACTATTGTTGGTTTTGGCAAAAGTTTCATAGAATTTGCAACCAAAAAAGACGCTTGATTTTTGTCGTTGTCCAACAAACACAATCTATTTAATTCAATGACAATAGCTTCATGTTCTTTTCCACAGATTCCTCTAGCAACCATTGGTGAACCTGCAAGACCATAAGTAACAACTCCAATAAGTTTGTCATCCTCATACAAACCAAAGGCGTACATAATCATTGGCAATCTTTTTGCATAGTGCTTTTCAAGTAACCAAGGCTCTGCTTCAAATGAATTGATGGGTAAGACTTTCATGCCTTTCTCCTTAATTCAGCCATCTTTGCCAATACTTCTAGCGATGGAGGAACTGCTTTCTTATCGTCAGCGATAATCTTTAAAAGTTGAGGGTCAGGCTCATTTGATGGTGCAACAGTGAGCCTTACATTGTCAGCAGGGTTTGGTTTAACAACCCACTCAGCTTTAAGACCTTGGCTTCCACGAGTACACCACTCAACCAAAAACTTATCTAAAGGCCAATTAAGTTTAAAAGCCTCTTTTCTTGCACCCTCAACAACTGTTGCAGTAATCGGTGCTTTTTTACTTTTCCGTAAAGCTACCCAA